CTGCGCGAAAGTCGCGGACGATGTTGCATCCGATGCCAACGAGAATGCGGTTTACGCTCAAGGAACAGAGGCGTGGACTGTCGGAGCGGCGGACGACTTGTTCAGGGACGCGGCCACGGCAACCAAGATCGCCACTCGCATCCGCGCCCGCGCAGCCCTAGCCACAAACCGAGGTACTTAAAATGAGCGATCTCCGCACGGAATTGGAATACGCCATAAATCGGTGCAGCGCTGAGAATGGCTGCAACACGCCGGACTTTATCCTCGCCTCTTATCTCGTCGGATGTTTAGTGAGTTTCGATGACGCCGTGAACCGTCGCGAGAAATGGTTCGGTCGTGAACCTGATCTAATTGCTCACACCGGTGCCATGGTTTCTCCGGTGGGAGAGACGAAGCCATGATCGCTCTCTGGGTATTCCTAGGCATCGTCGTGGGGCTGCTGATTTCCGTCGGCTGGGTCGTGTGGCTCTTTCGGAATTGGCGGATACCCAAATGACCTACCCCTCTCCCTCCGCGATGCTGGCGATGGCCGAGCGGCTGCGAGCGATGGCGCTGACCTTCACCGATTGGAGCTACGAGGCGGTCCAGTTGCGCGAAGCCGCCGCCATGCTTCGCAGCGCCTCCCAACCCGCTCCGCTCTCCGTCCCGGCCGATCTGTGGCGGACGATGGACAGCGCGCTGAAGGATGGGACGCCAGTAATAATTGCGCAGCCTGTTATCGACTCACGCCAGTGGATTATTTGTGAAGCCCACTACATCAAAGGACGCCGAAAGGATGACCGCTGGTTTGGAACAGGCGATTATGGAGACGACGACTTTTCTCAGCCCTACAAGCCTACGCACTGGCAACCGCTTCCAGCCGCTCCCGACATTCGGAGCGAGGGCAGCCCGTATTACAGCGACTCCGAGAAGGTATCGATCAGGCAAGGGCTACGTGACGGTCAGAAAAAGGTAGCGGAGGCCGCCAATCGGAGAGAGGGCAGGGACGCGCCGGGAACGAAGGAGGAGGAAGCATGAGCAAGAAACTAACCGTAATCCAACAGGTCGCGCGGCTTTCTGCGCAGGCCGGGCTAATCAAAGCGCGGCTTGGTAAAGAGCGCGACAAGCTTCGCGAAGTTATCTCCGATCTCGAAGCTATCGAGCAGAACGCCGACGATGCAATCGACGGAGTTGCGTCTGCAATTAGATCGCTGAGTGACAGCGCCGATGACCTGAGTCAGTACCTATGACCGATCTCCCCGAACCCACCTCACCGACCGTCCCGCAGGGGGCGGAGATCGACGCGCTGATCGAGCAGCTACGAGTGCGCAGAGCGGCCTCCAAAAACTGGAGCGGCTCCGCGATTGACACACCTGATGAGGCGTTATGGCACCATGCCGCCGACGCCCTCGCCCGCCTCCGTCCAGCCGAGCCGATTTCCAATGAGGGTCCGCCTACGGGAAGCCATGCTGCCGCGACTATAGCGGCCGAAACTGGCGCAGAGGGGCTTATGGACCCTTCCTCTGCGTCCAAGCCCATGACCATGCAGGGAGCGGAGATCGACGCGCTGATCGAGCAATGTCGCGGCATGACGATGTACGGCGACGTGTTGGAACCAGAGGCTCAACTTTGGGATAAGGTCGCCGACATGCTCGCCCGCCTCCGTCCAGCCGAGCCACTCAGGTGGGCTCCGTCGTGGACCGGACGCGCGAACGTCAATCTAAATGGCGATGCTTTTGTACACATCTGGCCGGACAACGAATGGGTCATCATTCATTCACGTTCAGGCGGCGTCGAGACGACACTCAGCCTGACAAAGTCCCAGGCGTTCGATGTGGCCATCGGGCTCACGCCGGAATTATGGGCGCGCTTCGAACGCGCACGCACGGCAGAGAACGCGCTCTATGCTCTGAGCCATCCTAGTGCCGATCCGGCGACGTTGCGCAAAATAGCCGACGAGATCGACTGCGGATTTGATTGTGAACTGCGCCAATCCAGTGGGCCATGTCGGAAGGCCGAGAAAGATGGCATGTGCGGGTTCGAGAACGCGACCGATCTTCGCGACTTCGCGGATGCTCTAGAGCGCCGCGCCATGATCACAGCCGCTCCCGACATTTGGAGCGAGGGCAGGGACGCGCCGGGAACGAAGGAGGAGGAAGCATGAGCCCATACGATCCAAGACCGATCAGTGAAGGCGGCAACTGCGGAATTGATGAGGTGTTTACGCGCGCCGCCCCGAAGGGGAAATGGCGTGTGATCGGCGTTGACACATTCGACGGTGGAGATTGGTTGCAGGGCGACTTCGACACGAAAGACGCTGCCCTAAAGTGTGCGCAAGATCGCGGTGGCGAGATGACCAAGATGCACGTCTATGACGATGAAGGTCGCCGTCTCGCCATAGTCCGTCTTGACCTTATCGCGGGCGGCATCCCACGACATGCAGCCTGGAGCTGGCGTATCGGCATAGGCGGCGAACGTCAGCAGGATCGCAGCAACAGTGCCGAACACCGTCAGGAGCGCGGCGCGGATGGTGTTGGTCATTGGGAGCAGCCCTTTCGTGATGGAACCAAATCGCCCGGTCGTTCGTTGTCTCTGCGCGTGAATTCTTCATACCCAAAAGGAGAATTGAAATGGCAAAGTATCAAAGCAAAAATGTCACAGTCCTTCGCGATGCCAAGCAGGGTGACGCCGGTTTTGTCGCTGGCTCGGACCAGATTCTCATCAAGCTCGAAGATGGTAGTCAGAAGGTTGTCAGCCGCAGAGATGTGGTGGAGTCCTGATCTCAACGAACGCAAGATCATCCGCATACCGCCGTAAGGCGTTGAAATAGCCCCGCTTAGGCACCATGCCGAGCGGGGTTTTTCTTTATTTACTGTCCGAGAAACGGTGTTTTAACGCACAGACACAGCACTCGTGCGCGTGTCTAATAATCTCTCGCAATTCCCAAACATCTTGGAGCAACTTATGTCTTTCCGTGTCATCGGAGACCCCCGCCAGAGCACCAGCTTGTCGAGCGTTTCGATGGGTGGGTGGGGCCGGTGGGTCTGCGAGGTTCGGCGCGATACTGGCCATGTTCAGGAACCTCCTGTGTCGTTGCTGCGGTCACGCGCAACCATGTTCTGAGCCAGTCGATCAAGGCGCGCGACAAGCGTCTCCATGCGGGAATAGAGCCGGTCGAACGAGGTTATCAGGCGATCCTCGGTTTCCTTGAGCACTATAGTGGAAACGTGGTTATGCGAAACATAGACCTTGAAGGCATTGAGGTCTTTCTCTATGGCGTGCCGCGCTTCTTGCTCTAGAGATACCATAGCCTGCCTTGCCATTTGTTCGGCCACAAATTTAGCTTCGATCCGCCACCATAGAGCGAACAAGCCGGCGACAACTGCCAGCGCCAGCCCAATGGTTACTCCGCTGTTGTCGCCTATCATGTGCCATCATTCCTATCCATGCGTGAACGAGTGGGCGGCATTGGCGCCGCTTATCGTCACCCTATCCCGTTAGCCAGTAGCGGCCAGAGGAAGCGGATGAGCGTCACCAGAAGTATGCCGCCGATGATGTACCAGGCTATTGTGATAAATACGGGCGGGATTGGAATTCCGCTCCATCGCACCAGAGCGATGACGCAAGCCACAAATACGACGAGAACGACGATGAGGACAAGAATGTGTTCCATTGGTTAAGTTCCTTTAGCTGCGCCAGTCCAGCCACAGAGCGACCGGACATCCGACAACGAATACGAACTCGATGATGACGAAGGCCGCGATCAACGATGGCGCTTCTTAGAGAATGGCGCCATTGGGATCGGCGGCTTTGGCGTCTGGGGCGGCGGTGGAGCTGGCGGGTTTGCCTCTCTGTTCACGCGTAACACTTCGCTGACCAGATCAGCGATGAAGTGGTCCGTGGCCGCCTGATCGCGGAACCAACGCTCACTCATCGACTCTCGGTGAGATTCGTACCAAGCGCGCACCAGTGTGGCAATCTCAGTAGCGCGGATAGTCGGATTGATGGAGAACTGCATGGTTTATGATCCTTTCGCCGCATCGGCGGGTGCCGGCGGATTCTTAGGGTAAACAATTGCGTCGGTCGCCGGAATACCCACGCTCATTTGCGCACCGACTGAAATCGGCACGATGTTCGCCGCCTTGGTGACGGTGCTGGCGTTGGTCTTATCCATGATCGCCCAGATAGCGAGGCCAAGCGGCACGACAAGCGCCGCAAAGTTGGTTGCATCGTTAGTGCTGATCCATCCCTTGCCCACGGCAAAGGTAAATACGGCGATGAGCAGAGAGCGGATGGCGCTGAGTATCTGATCCTGGTTGGGTGTCATTTTACGAAGTGCCCCTCGACGATCACGCCATCAACGATCGGCGCGGCCGTGGCGCGGAGCCGAGATGCCGCCTTCGGCACAACGGCAGCGCAGATTGCCGTGGCCATCTCGGCAGCGGTAGCGAGCGCCGGGTTGCCCTTGGCTACAATGGCGATGATGGTCGCTGCGGTCGGCACGAATGCGCAGGCCGCTTGGGCAATGGCCTGGACTTGGGCGACTACCGAATTAGTGCCGGTGGTCTGGCATCCAGAGAGGGCGAGAGCCGCCACCAACGGAGCGGCGAAGATCAGATTGCGGTTCATGGTTGGGTTCCTATGCTGCCGGAGGATTGTCGCGGACGGAGTTGGCGGCATCGACAACCGCCTCGACCCCTGCAGCGATGGCTCCGCCCGGAATCAGGTGCTGTTCCCAGCCGGGAACCTTGTTCTTAATCATAGCGGCCATGGCTTCGTTACCGGCGGCGATCTGAGCCGCGAGGGTCTTGGCGTCTACGGGAATTACGGGCATGTTAAAGTTTCCTTTTGCTGAGTTGATTGCATTGAGATCAATCTGAAGCTGGACCGCGTCGAAGCCGTTCGGCGCGACCCCGGCCTTGAGGAACTCCTGGCTAAAGTACGCTAGGGACTCGTCATTGTTGGCGAGAAAAAAGTCCATTGAGACCCGTTGTACTCTACCCCACGTCACGACGAAGAGGTATCCGTCGCGGAAGTCGGTGAGCGCGACGTAATGGCCTCCGGCAGTAGCTGGATCAAGCGGCCCGTCCCACGGCTCACCTCGATCAAATTGATCAACCTGAGCCCGACTGACCTGGAGCCCGAGACCAACAGCACCAAAGAGCCACGTTGCTAGTTTGTGCTGGGCGAAATTGCCGCGCTCTACTGAGACATACCCGGTGATCGGGTGCCGCTTGCCGCTTGCGTCAATCATCCCGGTCTTGCGGCGATACGAAGCTGCGACCTGCATATCGGCGCCCTGATCCGTGGATGGATCGGTCGGGTCATATCCGGTGATGGCGCTGTAGTCAGCGATGGCGGTGCCGTCAGTGAACGATGCCGCCGATCCGCCGGATGCAGTCCAAAGCATGGTTTCATGCTCGGCCCCTGCGATCACGCAGTCTCCGATGGAATCGTTGGAAAGCATCCCGCAGTCTGTCGGCAGCAATGAACTGTAGCCGAAAGCCGCCGGGGGCTCTGGCAATGCCACGGCATACTTGGCGAACTTGAGCTTGGGCTGGGCCTCCGGCCGGGCCGGCTTTTTGCCGAAGCAGAGTGTTGTGATCATGGACCTTCGTCTCCGAGTGGCCAAAAAATGGGCTCGCGGACACTCATAATCAGGTAGCTTGGTACTGGCTTGAGTTCACCGCACAGCACCGCGAGAATATCCTCAACAGTCCGTGGAACGGATCGTTCTGTCGGCAACGAGGCGAGTTTGTGGACGATCGCCTTCGGCAAATGCAGAACGACCTTGGTCATGTAACTACCGCTTGATCTAGCGCGGCCTTTGTCGCCGGGCCGGCGATGCCATCTACGGCAAGGGGTTGGTTGGCGGTCTGGAATGCCTTCACAGCCGCCGCAGTCTCCGGGCCATCGATACCGTCGATGGCGCCGGTGTAAAGGCCCATGGCAGCGAGTTTGGTCTGCACATCGCTGAGCGTCATCTGGCCGGCAGAAGCGACCACAGAGGGCGCCACAGTTGGCGTCGGTACAGCTTTCCCAGTCGCCAGCCACGAATTGTAGGCAATTTGGGCCATTTGATCCCGCGTCTGCATACGCAGCACACCGGCGCGCTCATAGAACTGCTCAAAGGCTGCGGTCTTGGCAATGAGGCCAGAGGCAGATGCAACGGCTGTTACCGTCGATGCGTATGGCCCACGAAGTTCCCCCAGCAGCATCTGGTAGTTGCCTTCGTCGCTGTTCGGATCAAGCCCATGTGCGGTGCAGAAGGCGAAGAACTGTGTGCGGCGTGGGCCAGTCCATTGCGCCCAACCAAACCCCCCATTGGGAGGGGTCTGGCCACCTTCCTGCACGGCGGCTAGTCCGCTTTCAGCGCCAAGATTACCAAGGCAGGCGGAGGCATCCATCGCCCCCCATTTGGGAATGTCTGTGACCAGACGGTTTATGATGACAGGAGCTTTGCTTGTGAATGTCATTTCATCACCTCAACTTGAACCGGCGCAGTACCACTGACTCCGAGCGCATGCGCCGCCGCGACGGTCAGATCGACTATTCTCCCGCGAGCGTATGGCCCACGATCAAGAACTTGGGCAACGATGCTGCGCCCGTTGACCTTGTTCGTCACGCGGACCCGCGTGCCACATGGCAACGTCCGGTGTGCGATCCAATACGAGAGCTTCCGCAGAATCGGCCCGCAGGCCGTCTTGTGACCGAAGAAGCCGGGGCCATAAAACGAGGCAAGACCACGCTCTGCAGCCTCTACCGGCATGGCGATGACAACGGTGCATAAGAATGCAATGCCAATAACACACTTGCTAACGGTTCTCTGTTGCGTTATCGCTATCATTCGATGATCCTGCCTAGAGAAATCCTTAGAGAGAGCGAAGCCTTGCGGCTTCTCAGGCTACGCTGCCGACAAGCTGGCGGTATCAACGCTTTTGCCAGATTACACGGCTTGTCTCAAGCATACGTTAGTTTGGCCGTTTCCGCCAACCGCACGATTGGTCCAAAGATTCTCAAGGCAATCGGCCTGAAACGCATCATCTCCTACATGGCTATGAAATGACGATATCGGTCTGCATCGCCAGTCGCGGGCGGCCTTTGCTTCTACAGCAAACCGTACGCACCCTATGCGCCAACATGACATTGTCGGATACACTCATCTCCATCGCGCTCGATCAAGAAGATAAGGATATGGAGGCGGTCTGGACGCCCGCCTTTATGGCTCCTTGGAACGATCGGCTTCTCGCTAGCGTCGAGCCGCGCGAGGATTCCCTTGGTGCGAAATACAATCGCGCACAGACATATTCCCCTGCCGACCTCTACGTCTTATGGGCCGACGATATGATCATGCCCGACAGGGGGTGGGATGCTAAATTGGCAGAGGCTGCTGCGCGCCTCACCGATCAATGTGGCATCGTTCTGTTCGGACAGATACCAGGTGTCCTACAGCCCGGTTTGGCGATGACTCAGAAATTCATCGACGCGCAGGGATTCTTTTGTCCTCCGTATTTTCCGGCATGGTTCCATGAAACTTGGGCTCTCGAAATTGCAGACGGAGCTGGATGCCATGTCAAAGCTGACGTAGCCGTTGAACTGCTTCAGGAAACGATCGGCAAGTCGCGCGGCATCCGCGATGTCGAATTTTGGGCGACGCTTTTTGATGCTATGCGTTCGAAGCGGAGAGAGATCATCTTAAAATTGATTGAAAATCGACTGGATAAACTGTGGCGGTTCTCAAAGTTGACCGAATGGGACGCAAAGTGGAGCAACAGCAATTCGGTGTTACGCGACCCGAACCGCGCTAAGCAGATTGAACAATTCTACAGCTTCGATGCCCCCGATGATCTGCGTTATCAACGCCTCCGCACGGCAGGAGAAGAACTACTGTGTCAATTCACGAGATAATGGCTCCCGTTTTTCGGCATTCAAAATGGGAAAACCTATCCGGTAGCCGGTTTGGTAAATGGACGGCTATCCTTTGCCCGCCGATGCCTGGTAAGCCTACGTTCTGGATTTGTCGATGCGAATGCGGAACATCACGTTTCGTGCGCGGCTCTCATTTGAGAGATGGCGTCACTAAATCGTGCGGATGCGTACCGCGTAATCGTACTCACGGCATGAGTTCTACGACTATCTATAACCTATGGTGCAGCATGAAAAGCCGCTGCAAACCAGCCCACTTTGAGCGCCAGCACTATTTTGATCGCGGCATTCGCGTCTGTGATCGGTGGCTAACGTTCGAGAATTTTCTTGCTGACATGGGATCTCGGCCATCGCTGAAACATTCAATTGACCGCATCGACAACGACGGGAATTATGAGCCGGGCAATTGCCGCTGGGCCACGCCGCGTGAACAGGCATTTAATCGGCGCAACACACTCAAGTGGAATCTGACCATCAACGGTGAATCAGTGCCTCTCAGCATTGTTGCTGAACGCTATGGGATTTCCCGAGGAACTTTGCGGTTCCGGATCACAAAGAAATGGCCGCTGGAACAAATCCTCATGAAGCGCCCGCGCGGATGGGCAAAGAAACAGAGGGAGCACTGATGGACGCCCGCGAGAAATGGCGCGGGGTCCGGGCGACGGATACACCCGTATCGCTTCGATTCAGCCCCAATCTTGTCGATCGATTCCTTGGCGATCCCAAGCGCCTGAGTTTCCTTTTCGGACGCTATGCCTTCGCGGCTAAAATGCTGGCCGATTGCGAAACCATACTCGATGTCGGCTGCGGAGCTGGCGAGGGCACGCTGACGTTCCTGCAGGACACGCGCGCTCACGATATCCTCGGCCTCGATTTCGACGAAACACTTATCAGATATGCCAGCGAAGATTTAACCGCTGCGGTACTTCATGCGCGGTGGCAGGATGCTGAACGCATTGAATTCAAGCACGCTGACTTTCTGGAATACTCCGCACGTGGCTTTGGCGGCATCTCTTGCATGGACGTTATCGAGCATATCGATCCGGCGCGCTCTAACAACTTTATCGGCCGCCTATCCGAGTCAGTGACCAGCCACGGAATAGTCGTTGTTGGCACGCCGAATGGTCATGCCGCCCATCTCGGTTCAGAACATTCGAAATTGGGCCACATCAACAATTTCACGCCGCAACGCCTTCGTGACGATCTGCGAAAGTATTTCAGTGCCGTGTTCATGTTCGGCATGAACGACGCTACGTTGAACGTCGGCCACGATCACCTTTGGCACTATGTCATCGGAATCGGCGTCAAGTGACACCGCTCGAACTGCATCGCGAACTTCTGCGCCTTCGTCGCAGCGAAGAATTGCTGGCTTCCCTGTATCGCCAGCAGGAAATGCGCACCCCTACCCATTTTGGCATCGGGGAGGAGGCCATCTCAGTCGGTGTCTGTGCAGCTCTCAATCTGCCGCATGACGCAGTGTTCACGCACCACAGATCGCATCTCGCCTACCTGGCTTGTGGCGGGTCGTTCGAAGCCCTCTGCGCCGAACTCTACGGACGCGAGACTGGCTGCTCACGCGGACGCGGCGGCTCAGTCCATCTCACATCGCGCGAACATGGCTTCATCGCATCCAGCGCAATTCTCGGGGAAATGATTGCAGTCGCCACCGGAGCCGCATGGGCGTTCAAAATGAACCACGAAGACCGCGTTGCGGTGTGCTTCTTTGGCGAGGGAGCTGCCGACGAAGGTATCCTATACGAATCTATGAACTTCGCGTCACTGAACAAACTGCCGGTCCTGTTTGTCTGTGCCAATAATAAATACGCCACCGAGAGCCCGCTTAGTGCCCGCATGGCAGCCGATGCTGACCTTATTGATCGCGCCGAGACGTTTGGTATCGACGCATTCGAGGTTAATGGCAACGATGTTGGCGAAGTGTACGAAACTACGCAGCGGGCATTACAACACGTCCGCGAGGGACAGCCATGTTTTCTAGAATGCGCCACATATCGCTGGCTGGAACACGTCGGCCCCAACTACGATTTTGAGATGAATCGCACCTACCGATCACGCGATGAACTCGAAGAATGGCAAGCGCTGCGTGATCCTATTGTTCTCAGCGCGGAAAACCTGACAGTCTCAGAATTCGATTCACTTGATGTGATGGATGCCGAAATCCAAGCCGAACTGAAGGCCGCTGCTGATCGTGCCTATGCGGCTCCAAAGCCGGATCGGTCAACCATGTTTGTGAATGTGTGGTGAGCGCCATGAATCCCAAGAAACCTATGCCTGATCCCGTCCTTCAAGTGATCGTTGTTGACAGAGACGCGAAGGGAACGACCAAGGCAGCCATAATGCATAACCGATTGGCTGCCAGTTACGCGGGAGCCCTTGCTGCCGATCTCATAAAAGTGACCGCTGCAATGGATTCAGCCTTCGAAAGAGAGCCGGCCGCTATCGTTGACAGAGCCATCGCCATAGCCACCATCGCCACAAATAGAATGTGGGAATCTGGTCTGCTTATCGAAATTCCTGACTACAACGAACTCGTATGAGAACCCTCAAATATCGAGAGGCCATATCCGAGGGCCTTGTCCAGGCGATGGAACAGGACCCGTCGATTTTCGTCACCGGCATTTCGGTTAACTATTCATCGCACGTATTTGGCACCACCAAGGAAGTCTCCGAACGTTTCCCGGATCGCGTCATCACCACGCCCGCGATGGAAAACGCCCTGACCGGCATTTGCATCGGCGCCGCCGCCATGGGCAAGCGTCCTGTCATCGTGCATGACCGTGCTGATTTTTCTTTCCTCGCGATGGACAATCTTATCAATCTCGCCGCCAAGTGGAAGTATATGTACGGCGGTAATGCCGGCTCGGTTCCGATTGTCACCCGCATGATTATAGGTCGAGGATGGGGACAGGGTGCCACGCACTCGCAGGCGATTCATTCTCTGTTTGGACATTTTCCTGGATTGGCAGTAGCCATGCCAGCGACACCCTACGCCGCCAAGGGCGTCACAATGGCTGCTCTTGCAGCTGACCATCCAACGGTCATTTTGGAGCATCGCTCCCTATTCGAGATTGAGGGGCAAGTACCCGAAGAACCGATGACTGAATTTGTCCCGCGTCGTCTTCTTTGGCTTGGCCGAGACCTTACCATCGTCGCGACATCTCACATGGTCATTGAAGCTCTTGCCGCCCAACGCGCTCTCTCCGAGATGAACGTCTCCGTGGAAATCATCAATCCAGTGTGGATCAGGCCGCTTGATGGAGACGCCATACTGGAATCCGTTCGTAAGACCGGCCGACTGCTCGTCGCCGATGTTTCGCATGAACTCTGCGGCTTTGCCTCTGAGGTATCCGCTCTCGTGGCTGAGAAGGCTTTCTCATCCCTCAAAGGGCCGATCCGCCGGCTTACCCTTCCCGACTGCCCTGCGCCGGTAGCCCAGAGCCTTGAGGAGGCGTTTTATCCCAAGGCTTCAACGATTGTTGGCTTGGTCCTGGAAATGCTTGGCCGAGATGTTCCTGAAGGTCTGGCAACAATTGATCGCGTCGATTCGTTCAAGGGTCCGTATTGAGCATCGCGCTCGATCTCGCCAAGCCGGGCCAGAACATCCTCCGTTGATACCGGGATATTGCCATTCCGCTCGCATTCGATAGCTGCTGCGATTGAGCCAAGAATGGATGCAATCAAGTCTGAGCCCGTCGCCTTACGGGCCAGCGAAGCATAGGCCAGAAGCGCGTCCCCGGCCCCTACGGCGTCCACAAGTCGGTTGACGAAGCTCGGGACCACGTAGAGGTAATGCCCCTCTCCTACGGGCGCGCATTGCGTCAAGACGCCCCTGTCGCCCATCTTGAGGATCAGGGTCTTGCAGCGCGCTTCCTCGTAAAGACGCGAGGCCAGCGGACGAATGACTGAATCCTGATCTCCCAAGGCAAACCGAGCTTCCCGTTCGTTCGGAGTAATCAGGTCGAAGTCCTTGAAGTCGAGGATATTGCCCCAACGGGAGGCAACTTGACTGTCCGCCACGCGGAAGGCGTCTTTCGGAATGGCCCGAATCAGACGCGGAATGGTGTCCCGGTTGAAAATTCCGTGCCGGAAGTCGCTGAACAGGACGATGTCAGCCGGGATCGCAACTACATTGCCAGCCAGCCGATTAAGCGCCCTGTCAGAGATGGATCGATTGTCCACCGTATCGACCTTAAGCAGGCGATAGCCTGACGCCACGAAAACATTTTTGTTGGTCGTCGGCCGGCTAGAATCGGTTTCGTGATGTAGGTATATTCCCGCCGCCTGCATATCCTGGATTACCAATCGGGCGTTCGGATCATCTCCAAGAATCGTGGAGAAGGATACGTCTCCCCCCGCCGCCTTCATGTGTTTGGCGACAATGGCCGCCCCTCCCACAAAATCCTTGCGGCTTTGGATTTGAACGCTGAGTGTCGGCGTCTTTCCTAGCCCTCCGGTAGGAGTGGTTTCAGTGATCGTGTCAAGAATAGTGTCACCGACGACATGAACCCGAAGACCACGCATGGCAGCCAGCGCTTCGCGCAGATCGTCAAACGTCGTGCCGTGGGCTTCCATCGTGGTCGCGAGGGTTTCCACCGCTATGTTTGGCGGTGAAGCATTAATGAGCGCAGACGACGAATACACCACGTCTCCGGGCGTAAATAGCATCTCGCCGCCGTAGCTTTCCACCACGCTGCGCTCGGCATCAGTAGTTGGATGGCCACTGGCGTACTCGAACCCCTTGGCGAAATAATCCGGCTGGATCAGACCAAGATTCCTGAGCGCTGTCGGTTCATCGTCAATGATGACGTAATCGACAAACTCGTAAGCCGCCAGATTGATCGCCCGTAATTGTTCGGTAACATACGGACGGAAATTGGCTTTGACCACATGCCGGTCTGCCGTGATCGATGCCACCAATACGTCGGAGTGTTCCTTGGCAAACATCAAATGTCGCAGATGACCCGGATGCACAATGTCGAATGTTCCGTGGCACATGCATACCGTTTTGGAACGCGGACGTGACCCGAGAATGGCGATCAGTTCGGCGGCGGTCTTGATCTTATGCCGGTAGTTGTTCATTGCAGCGTAGCCTTGAGGCGGTTTACCGTATCCACGTCACGCGGCAGATGGCCGCCGATCACGCCGGGACGAATGTAGGCATGCTCGCCGATGCGCTTGTCATAGCGGAGGCTCGGCACGATCTCATCCCAGTCCGCACCGATCTGACTGGCGATGAATGCCAGTTGATTGGAAGCCGTAATATGCGCCGCCAACAGGTAGTTGACTGCCAGTTTGGACAGTTCTGCGCTCTCGAAACTCATGCGGTGAACCGGCACTTCATAAGCGGCCAGATATGCCGCGTAGGCTTCGGGTAGCGGCTCACTAACATCTCCACTTCCAACTACTATGCAATCCGGAGCATACGCCATGTCGGCTTCGTGCCCACGGATCAAGGTATGTGGCTGGTAGTAAACTTCCGGCCGACGATGCGCCCACGGTCTTGTCCAGCCCGGCGGGACTTGGCTGGTGACGATGATCGGCACATCGGCAGGCACGTTGTCCACGGCCCATTGCATCACGTCGCGGACGCCTTCCATACTGCGATGGTCGTCAACTTCCTTGGCGACAAACACCAGATCGGAGAGATATGGCACATCGGCCAGTACAAAGCCACGTCGTTCGGCCGCGCTCCCCAGCACCTGTGCAAGCGGCCCGTCACCGAGGAAACAGACGTTCATCGCGCCGACACCATGCGGAGCATATCGATCTCGCTCATAATGCCAGCCGTCGCATCGAACTTGCTCGGCGGAGCATCCTTGTAAAGCGCGTCCCAGACCTTGTGCATGCGCTTCACGTTATAGTATCGGTCGTCAGTGAGGCTGTTCGGAAGACCACCAACATCGAACACGTCGCAGATATCGTTGATGGCGTCTTCGATAGTGAACTGCGGCACGAAGCCCAGAACCCGCTTCGCCTTCTCAACGTTGACCTGATAGGAACGCTGATCATTCATCGGCTGAACGGCAATAGAGATAGGCCGGTGGTAACGGTCCTCTACGACGCCCTTCACAATTTCAGCAATGTGCATGATAGACAGATTGCGCATGCCGATGTTGAACGCTTGTCCGGCCACGGCTTCCTTCGGCGCGTCCATCACGACCTGGTAGGCGCGCACCATGTCTTTGATGTGCAAGTTAGGCCGCATCTGTGCGCCGCCGAAGACAGTGATGACGCCCTTGTTGACGGCAAGGTTGGTCAGGATATTCACGGACAGGTCCAGTCGCATGCGCCGACTGTAACCACAGACAGTCGAAGGACGAATAATGACGGTGGTGAAGTCGTCAGATTGATGCTTGAGCAACAGCGGCTCGCACATGCCCTTGTAGCGATTGTAGAGCGTGATCGGAACGAACGGATGATCCTCTCTGACATCGGGCGAGTCGGAAATTCCATACACCGATGATGTCGAACAGTAGATAAACCGCTTCACGCCGGCAGCTTTAGCGGCGACAACCAGAGGCTCGAAGCACTCATAGTTAATCGTCCTGCTCAAGCCTTCATCAAGCTCGAAACTCGGATCGTTTGAAATGCAGGCAAGATGGAGGACGATGTCGCAGCCTTTCACCGCCTCAGCGAACCGGGCAGTGTCACGAACATCCGCCTTGACCGGGGAAAACCCTTGCGGCTTGCCGATATAATCGCCGAACCATTGAAGGTCATAGCCGACGACTTCATGTCCTTGATCAAGCAGCGACAGTACCAACATTGTCCCAACGTAACCGTGGCTGCCCGTGATGCAAATTTTAGCCAAATCCGCCGCCTCCAAAACTTGCCGGATGGGCAATCGCATATCCGGCCTTCTGTGCATCTCGAAAAAACATCAAAACGGTGTCAAGAGAAAATTCCTCCAGCGACTTGCCGAGCAGCGACAGTTTATCCAACAAATCCGGCGGCAATGTTATGATGTCGCACTGCGAGGCGTTAGCTTCGATAACGTTCCATACTTCTCTGGCGCTTGCCCAAATGATCTTTTGGGGGCACTGATTGCGAACGTTGCATATGAGAGCAACCGGATTAACGCCGGTGTCGGCAATGCGTCCCGCAAATATCGATAGATAACCGTCGGCGCCATTCATAGCAGCCGACGCTTGCAGAACCTGCTCCTCAGTAAACAGAGCCGTGACGTTGACGCGTATTCCATCCATCGACAATGCCGAGATCACAGGTCCGGTGAACACGCCTTGGGTGTTTGTCACCGGAATTTTGATATCGACGTTGGGATTAATCGCCGCGAGTATGTGAGCTTGTCGCTTCATGCCATCAAAGTCGTCTGCGAACACTTCGAGAGAAATTCGGTTTGGCGCTGCAATGTCTGAAGCCGCTTTCGCATGGGCCATGTAGTCCGTCACACCCGCCTTGCGAAGGATGGTCGGGTTTGTCGTCCATCCAGAGACAAGCGTTTTGTATTTCTCCATCGAAGCAAGATTGCCACAGTCCCCGAAGATCGCAACCTTGAGAGGCTTGTTTGGCTTCTGTGATCCGCGCAACCTGATGGCGTAAACAATCTTCCGTTTGGTCGGCTCGGACAGCTTGTTGCCGAGGGCAAACTTGTTGCCCGTCATTTTAACGGAAAGCAATCGCTTGTGCTCTTCAGAATGATGAAAGCCGCGCCTCCGTTGAGAGACGCTCATTTTCTTGCGCGCTTCAATCGATTGCGTTTTTCCGCGCCGTCCGTTCCCGATCTTCACTTTGGTTGCGTCAGAGTGCTTGTAACCAAACGATCCTTTCGCAGTCGGAAAGATGTTGAAATAGGGCGTTAACGCGTCGAGATATTCCTGCTCAACAGAGAGCCGACTTTCCGCAGTACACTCTACGATGATCTCAAACACAAGATCGTCAATCCCGTACTTGTCACAGTGCCGTTGCAGTTTGCCAGACCCGTGTGACCCACGACGCAAGGCCCGTTTGTGTTCGCTCCAACGCGTATGTATGTGGATAGAGCTACCAACATACACGCGGTCTGGCTTAGACCGAGACAGAATTTTGTAGACACCGCAGATCATGCGCTCTCCAGAATAATGGTTGCTGCGGTATCCAGATCGGCAGCCCGGTGCATGGGCTTGACCGGGAGCGGTTCACCGTAGGCAGTCCCGATCAGAATGGTTACGCATCCAGCAGCGTGACCGGCGCTGATGTCCCGCCAGCGATCGCCAACCATGAAGCTGCGCGGCAGATCGATGTCATAATGCTTGGCCGCCGACAGGATCATTCCCGGCTTGGGTTTCCGGCATTTGCATTCGTCTGCATCCACATGGGGACACATTTGGATGCTCTCAAGAGGCAGAACACGTTGAAGCGATGCATTCACACGGTCCACAATTTCACGCTTGATCTTGCCCGTGGCTATGTCCGGCTGGTTGGTCACAACGATCAGCGCAAACGATTCCTTGAGACGGTCCAATGCTGCCTTGGCACCGGGAAAGACCGATCCGGAATGATCGAGCAATACGCCATCCCGGTCCAAAAAAACGGCGCGTCTCATGCGGAGATTGATTCCCACTTGGCTTTCTGCATCGCCAGAACCGGATGGCTACACAGTGCGTGCCAAACCACCGCCTGAAAGGCTTCGGCCAGCGGCGTGACTAAGGCTTCGTTCACGGTTGGAATGCGCACGAAACAATCCGCCCGCTGCTTCGTGTAGCCGCCGTCTCGGCCGACGATCCCTAGCACGATTGTTCCAATTGTTTTGGCATAGTCGATGGCGCGGATCAGATTGACGCTGACGTTCTTCTCCGCGTTGCCTCCCCCGACCGACAGGATCAGCAGAGCATCACTGACGGACAGACGTGAAATCCTGAGCCAGCCAGAAAACACTGTCTCCCACCCATCATCGTTAGTGCGCGCTGTCAGTTCCGACACGTTATCAGTCGGCGCGTAGGTTTCGATCCCGCAAAGTTTGCGGAAATCGTTGACCGCATGTGATGCGTTAGCGGCAGAGCCACCCACGCCCAGAATAAACAGCCTGCCTCCGCGCTCCCTTACCTCCGCCAACCGTTCTGCCATGCGCTCGATGGATGTCGCATCCACCAGCCTCGCAGTCGCAAGCACCAGGTTGAGAAAATCATGTGAATAGTTCTGTGCAGGCATCAAGTCTTCTGCTTCCTCAGCATTTCGATCTTGTGCATGAGCGCATCGCCATTCATTGGCGCACCATATCGCCCGATGCCGAAATATTCTTCCTTGGATAGAATGACGGCGGTGGACTTACGGCGACCGCTCGGAAGCGTCCATTGTGCCACGATGCGGATTTCATCCGGCCATGTGCGACTGGGATCAGACACGATGGCGCGAGACAAATCGCTTACAGGCATTTCTACGGCCATCACATCTCCCTGTCGATCCGGCGCAGCGTGTACAAATCAGATGCCATGATACGCTTCTTCTCGTCATCGTCAAAAGGCCAGGGATCGAACCTCGCCGATAGCGTTCTTCCGGTAAGGCCATCCGTCTGCGCCAGCCACAGACAAAGGGATGCGGCTCGGTCTATCGCATCGTCGTCTGGCTTCTCTACGTCCTCTCCTGATTCTATGATCTGATCCAGCATATCAGTCTTGAGCGGACCAGGTAGCACCGCATTGACCTCAATACCGAAGTCTTTCACCTCTTCCGCGACCGTCTCCGTAAACCGCACCAGAGCCGCCTTGGAAGCTGCGTAGGCGCTTCGTCTCGGGAGTGGCCCTGTCGCTCCACCGCCTGCGATGTTGATGATCTTTCCACCGCGCCTCATGTGAGACAGGAAGGCGTGCGTTAACTGCACTGATCCGAACAAATTGATCATCAGAGTGCGATGCCATTCGACAAGACTGCTGTCAGCAAAATTGCCGACCGGCCCCAGAATGGCGGCGTTATTGATGAGAATATCGGGGACGCCGAAGTGATCGAGAAAATAGCGCGAAAAACCTGCGATGGATTCCACATCGGACAAGTCGAGTTGACTGCGATCAAAAAACGGAACTGAAAATCCTCTCGTCCTGAACGCTTTAGCGAGATAGCGACCGAACCCGCGTGTTTGTCCGGTGATAACAGCGATCATCCTCGCCACATACCAGTCATCTGCATGTTAGTGTTTGTACCGCTCCATGTACCGCCGAAGTTTGCGCCTTGTTCCAAGCACGTAAAGACATTGACCCCCAATGAAGGCGCAGCCTCATAAGCCGCACTATTTGTACTTATCGCATCCCGGACGCCAGTCACGCCGCTGTATGTGTTCGTTGAGTTGTAACCGATACCGGAGATCGCGATACCATTGGTGCTGACCTTCTGATCGAAACGAGTGCTGCACCATTCTTCTGCCAATCCGCTAAATGAGGTAAATGAATTGGCGGAATTGTTGTTAGATGCGCGGATAGCATTGACATGGTAGGTCCACGATACAGTCGGATCGCCAGCCTTCAAACATATCGACTCGCGATTGTAGGCGTTCCAGACCCCCCATTTGCGAGACTGTCCGTAGGTGACGTGGCACGTCACCTGCCCAGACGAGGAATCGATGAATGCCGAACCTAGATAGGTTCCGCGATTGGCCGCCACTGTGTACGTAGTGGCACCATTGTTCACGGTCTGCTGAACGGCGTTGACGAGAATGCCGTTGATGCGGGCTAGCTGCGGACTACCCCCGCCCGTCCCTCTCGCGCCCGAACCTGCCGCTGGCGTTGCCCACGCTGGACTGAAGGCGATACGCGGCGTTGCCACGTCCAGAAACCCGATCACATCGTAGATGCCATTGGAAGCCTGCGCTGACCCGCTGAGCGCCAAGGAAAGCTGCCCCCCGGTGATTGTCACCGGGGAAAACGATATTCCATTGTAGATGAACATCAGGTTTCCGCGGAAAGCAGTGTAATAGATCGTTGTCGCCCCGATGGAATCCGTCGTCAGAACCGGGTTAGTCGCATCGGCACTCGCCGTCAAATAGCCCTGCGAGGCAAACGAGAACGGCAGATTGGCGGACCAGACCGCCGAAGCGGCCGTGCCGGAGGTCGTCGCCAGATACGCGATATTGGTCGTGCGGTCGATTATTTGCGATGCGCGCGTGCTTGCAGAGCCGGCTGTGCCTGCCACATTGCCGTTCGGATTTCCGTTATAGGTTTGGATGCTGTTCTGCGCATCGTCGGCGTACCATACGTTGGTGCCATCGCTGTAAACAAGGGAGCGAACATTCTGTGGAACTGCAACGCCAAGCGAACCCGTAACGATTGTTTTAACCGTTACCCCGAAAGCGCCAGTGCTTTCGTTGTCAACGACGAAAAATCCACCAACAGCCTGCGTCGTCGAGTTAGGATTGAGTGGCAGCGTGACATTGATAGCGCCGGTCAATATTCCGGTCAGATTAAAGGCGAGGCTTTGAATCTGTGTCGTAGTCAGGTTAACGTCGCTAGACGAAACTGGAACCGACACAGTGTTGCCCAGTGACCCGTCAACGATGCCGATCATCGCGGCGTTAAGAACTGCGCCCCATGTACCAGAGGCGGTCCCCGTCGCCATCTGGATTAGGGATTTGTTGTTGGTGACTGGGTCTGACATTTAGAGTACCTTCGCATTCATGACTAAATTGCATCACGAAACATTGTTGCACCGGATTGTCTATCTAGTCTTGACGATCCTGTTCATGCTTCCGATCGTATTTTTTATTGTACTGCCATTGCATCATTGGATTGAGGTGCAAATGCACGACCTGCTTGACCAGCAGACAATTCCGTCAGGAAGTTCCTGATTTGAGCATTGCGGACTTGTTTGTTAGCCTGTCGGGTTTCGATTTTCTTGATTGTTCCTAGAATGCCGCGAACCGTAGCCGGATCAGCAGTCATCAACATCCGAGAAATATGGTCGGTGACTGGCGGCGTCAAACCTCCCAACCGATGGATGCCTCTTTGTAGCGCACCAAGACCAGCCGCAACGGGACCCCACATAACTGCCTGATGTCCGATTTGAGCCACTTCGCCCAACTGATTTGCGTCATGCATATCGGCAAGCTGGGATGCTGTGGTTGAGTTGCCACGCACCGCATTGATCGCATTGCGTTTGCGCGCTTCGTTGAAGATTTTCTTCCGGAAATTCGCGAAGTCATCTTGCGACTTGAAGAATGGCCTAATCCGCGCAACCTGTTCGCGGGTCGAAAAGAACTTCAACAATGCATTGTTGGTCATTCCGGATTTATCAATCTTATCGCGGATTGCATCGGCAAGACCGAATCTGGCTATTTCCTTCTGGCCATCGGTCAGGACACGATCACGACCATATGCTGTCGGCGCTCCCATTCTCTGAGCGTTAACCCGACTGTCGGTGTTGAGTGCATTACGTCCGAATTCTAACGCCTCATCAGCTTGAATATTGTCAAGAGCAATTGAACGGGCTTTGGCATAAGCTGGATTGTTCTTATCCATAAACTTCAGCAAATCCTGATGCACGGAGCCGATAGCCATACTTTTTGGAGTAGCCATTGGCTTACCAAAAGGCGAACCGTCTGCCGGCGCCTTGGCCTCTTCAGCCATGCCCTTCAAAACACGCTGGACTTCATCAAGCGCGCGGGTATCTGGCACACGGCGCTTGTCGAGAATATTCCCTTGATCGTCCACCGATGCAAACCACTGCGCCCATGGCTCGCGCCGATTGGCAGAATTCTGTTTGGCGGCAGCAAGAGCCCCTTTGCCGGCAGGCGTCTGCAACAGATTCTCCAGATCAAAAGTGTATGGCATTGGCGTTGCGTTTGCCTTGGCATAAAAGGGAGCTGCAGCGTTAGATCGCGCATCCATAACGGTCGCTTTAGCAGCCTGATACGCTCCTTCCGGAGCTTGGAATGCATCGCCCACCATGCGGTTCAAGCGATCCCCCTGTGCCATCGCTGAAAGATTGATCTTGGTTGCGATACGATCCCCTCCCGCACCAGGTACATTAGCCACCGTGCGAGCAAGTTTCTGAACATCTCGTCCACCGACATCGGCCAGCGACATTGTTTGGCCTACGTCACCAGCATTCGCGATGCGATTAGCAGCTTGGTCAACACCGCCGCGCGGCGCAAGTCGGTCAGCGAGTTTCTGAGCCGCAAAACCTGCGGGATTGGTTCTTGCCACAATAAAATCGGCTATCGGCTTGCCTACGAACCGCGCCGCCGCACCGGCCATAGGAAGGGCCGCTCCGATTGTGGCACCGCTGGTCGCTCCGGCAGCAGCACCCGCGAGCCGATTGGTCACGCCATCATCGGCCTCACCAGCCCCGTACGTCGCTCCGTAGCCAGCCCCGGCCAGTGCTCCTCGACCGATCTTCGCAGCTAGTCCAGCGCCCTTTGCAGCCACGCCCAAAGGCAACATTGCCGACGGCAATGATCCTGCGATTTCTCCAGCAGTTGAGAGCCATGGATGCCGCGTCTGATAGTTAGCGAGGTCTGACCTGATCTGATCCTTCTCGCCTTCATATCCTTGTCCGAAGGATTGACCCTTTAGGGCATTTTGTACGCCGCCAATAAGTCCGCCGATTTCATCGGAGAAGCCCAGCGTTAGTCCTTGCATCATTGGATCAGCGATAGACCCTCGTGGGTTACGGTTAGCGGCGGCTACATTCAACGCGCCAGAAAGATCAGGTGAACCAGCCGGCGAAGGCGAAAATGCTGCAGTGAACTGCTGCGCTCGCGGAATCGATGGCTGTTGTCTCGCCTGATAAGCCGCCTTCAATTCGTCATCCGACATTGCCGAAACTAGCTTAGGCGCAGCTACGGATGGGCCACTCGCTGGGGCCGACTGGGCATTCGCCGTTCCAATCGAAGGATGCACGACAGGCACTGGCGCGTTAGGCTGGGGCGGAGGAATCGGCTCGCCTGCATATCTATTTACCGTAACCTCAAGAGGGCCTCCAGGAACGGAGTGCGCCTGCGCCAGTGATGAGTCAGATGATGGTGCCGAAGGTGCGGGCGATGCGGCAGGCGCAGTGGTGCGCTGTGCGTAAAGCGCCTTCAGATCATCATCGGACAAGGCGCCAACATCGCTCACTGTAGCAGTCCCCTACGGCGCATTTCTGCTTCGACTGGATCGACAGAAGAGGCAGCCGTCGTGCCGGTTCCTCCATTCGGCGTGGCCGCAGAGGTCGTTTCTGGGGCGGAGGTATCGAGATCGGACGGATCAATCCCGTACTTCTGTAGAACCTGCCGTGAATGAGGAGTCAAAAACCTAAAATCAGCCGGCTTGCCCATTGCAGATTCGTATTGCGTCTTGATCGTATTAAGACGCGACGCGAGAAGATTTCCGACCAACATCTTTCCAGCCGCCTGTATCTGAGCAGGCGACGAATTGACGCTCAAATTGCTGCGCCAATCGTTGATGGACTGCACATCGGAGGCGCCTGTTCCCTTGAACACCTTGGCGGCCTCTGATGCAACGGCGTCGGCAGACGTGTTGAACGCCGTGATGCTCGGATCACCCGTCTGCTGCTTGACCGCATTGCGCACCGTATTGATGGCAGGAAAGTTGCCATTCCCCAATCCCTGTGCAGATTGTTCCATCGCATCAATATGCTGGATAACAAGATTGGCTGAGTTGACAGCCTTCGAGTAGTCGCCTGATGTGATAGATTTCATCATTGCTTGGCGTACCGGGTACTGCGCCATGCTGAAGGTCGGATCATATTGCGATACCAACTCCATGAATTGCTGGCGATTGTTACCGCGCATAGATGTAACTTTGGCTGGGTCAGCCCGGTAATCACCGACTGACTTCACAAGCGCAGCAGTGCCAGTTGGTAGAGCCGCAAGAAACTGCTGCTGGGCTCCCGGATCAGGACGGCCTTGTTGGTCGATGGGCACCGTCGGCAGGTTGCTTGCTGCCGATCCCCCATTGGGCAGCGCAGACTTGGCCGCCGCATAGTCGGCATCGCTCACCAAACCCCTAGCGTGATCCTGTGCCAGTTTTCCTTGCGGGCTTTCTGGAGCATTTGCCAGCCGAGCCGCAGTGGCCGATTCAGCCGCCGCTCTGTCTTGTTCATTTTTGGCCATCCGATCAAGTGTTCCAGCCGAGATATCAGCACGTCGAGAAGCAGTATCAGCGTTCCGATCCGCAATATCAGCACGCTGCTGACGATAGGCATTCTGGCTGACCGCAATAGCAATCTGCCGGTCGTAGTTTCTCTGCTGCTGGAGATAATTCATCGCCTCCAGACCGCCTTGTCCAATGGCTGTACCGAGGAACGGGGACTGCGAGGCCATCATGCCAAGGCCAGCGGCCATGAGCGGCATGGCGAATGCCTTGCGCCCTTGCTTCTGTTGACCGATGCCGGCCATCAGTCCATTCAGAGAATTCGGGTCTGCGCCAGCCATCGAAGGATCGTTAGTCGGTCCACCCATTGGTGGAGCATTAACCCCGCCGGCTGCGGGAGCGGATTGAGGCTGTGGTGTCGGCGCTTGAGGCTGAGGCGGAGGCGCGGGCGCTTGTGGGCGTCCCAATTGCATCGGCGCCCCAGATGCCCCGGCAGGCGTAGCCCCAAGCCCGGCAGGAGCACCCGTAGATGGCGTGATGGCCTTGGCTATAGGAGCGTAGTAAGCCGCTGCCAATGCCTGAGCAGGCGTCAGGGTGGCATCGTTCTGGAAACTGTCCTGAAAGTTCGGCGTCACCATGCCGCCATCGTCGTATCCGCGCGGGACGTAAATGCCCTGTGGGTCGGGCATCACCGCACCGCCAGATGAACTCAAACCCGTAACCCCGCCAAGTCCACCTTTCATGGTCTTGGCAATATCGATAGCCGACGACACCATGCGATGCACGTCTGATTGAGGCTGGATAGGGCCACCATCTGCCCTGTGGACAGCGCCGCCCTTTCGATACAGTTGACCCATCCCCAATCCCATGCCGCCGGTCAGATCGGGAGACTTAGACAATAATTTACTCAAGCCCGCCCCAAAATCACCAAAACCCTGATTGAGAGTTGATGCCCCTTGATTTCCTTGGTTCTGATTCTGCGACGGGAGCGCCATTGGCTGTGCCGTTGCAATCGGTGAATACATCGGCAGCGTCATCTCCAGACCGCCGAGTTCACCGCCTGGTCCTCCGCCGGCTGCATACCCAGGAATGCGCCCACCGCGTTCGAGGCCCATGAAGCCTCCCGCCAGAGCCAGACCTCCGCCGAGTATCTGCGACCCGATGTTGGGGCCGGGCGTTGTTTGGGTTTGTGTCTGCCCCTGAAGCGGTCCAATGCCGCCCTCAAGCGATGCCAGCCAGCTTGCCTGCTGATATGGCTGCTGGAGCTGCGCCGCTGCCTGCTGCTGCTGTACGGTGCCAGCACCAAGCTGTGCAGTCGCCCCCTGTAGCGCCTGCGTCTGAAGACCGCCTTCGGCCCCCGCCGCAGCGGCAGACGCGGCACGGTCCTGCTGTGCAGCCCCTAGCGCCTGTTGGTAGTTGCCTGCATTCAGACCGGCAAGAGTTTGATTGTTGGCTAGACCTTGCTGGCGTGCAAGTTCACCCTGCGCAACACCGACGCGATTGCCGCCCAGAGCACCTTGCGCGATAGCATTGCCGGTAACCTGCTGCTGCTGCTCCGCGTTTGTCTCATTGATGTTCCCCATCGTGGCGTTGACAACGCTCTGCTGAAAGGGATTCGAATAATTGGCAATCTGACCGCCAGTAATCGGTGACGCACCCTGCTGCACATAGTTCTGTGCCTGCGGCAGAAACTGTGATGGAATTTGATTGAACGATCCAATTGCCTGATTTTGCGTGCTGTTGAGTGGCGCAACGGTCTGTCCGTTTGACACGCCAGAGGCGCGCTGCAACAGCGATTGATACTGTGCCAATACATCGGCAGGCGGCTTAGTAGTGGTAGTCGCAGTGTTTACTTTATTTCCCATCGCCCTACTCCGCCCTAGCAAACGGACCAAAATGCCGGACTGCTTCGGCCATATATGCAGTATGCGCTTCTTGGGCAGTTGTGAATGAACCTATATATTTTGTTTTGCTATTGCCGCCCGCGGTGATTTGGGCACGATATTTACCGCGATAATCCAGGTACACCCCTTTAAGACCAGTCTTATTGTTCTTATTGATTTTTCTATTCCCTAGATTTTGCGATCTGGTCGCCTCACGAAGGTTGTCAATGCGATTGTCCTTGGTATTCCCGTTGATGTGATCTATGTCGGCGACAGGCCACTGACCATAAACATAGAACCACGCAAGGCGGTGCGAAAGTATGCGATACCCGCCGACTCTAACATCCGTGTAGCGTCCAGTAGTGCGTCCAGCGATTTTTCCGCTAGGTCTATAGAACAATCCGGCATCCGCATCGTAACGCAGAAGCTTTCTCAGCAGCACAACAGATAGATGAGAAAAAATATCAATTGGTTTTGGCATCTACCTGTGCCTTGTCGGAACCATTCCACTTCGTGTTGTACACGAAAAAACAACCATTGGGCTTAGATAATTGCCTCTGATACAAGCGGATTTTCTCTTCCGTTCGCGTGTTGGAAATGATGCCAATGACGAGAGGGAGATGCAGTTCGTCCGAACAATCCTTGGCAAACTGGATCAGTCGTTTGGCATTGTTCGACTTGCGATACTCAGGACGGCAGTAGGAAAACAGTTCGTCGAGATGCCATTCGTCGGAATGCCATATTTGCGAGATGAGCATGTATATCATCGCCTCGATCTTGCCGGGATTTCCGATCACTCCAAGCACGCCGCCCAGCCCGTCGAATGCCATGCGCAAGACCCGCCGAACGCGGTCCTCGCTCATTGGAAACAGACCGTTCTCTTCGTGCAGCATTCGGCACATCACCATCAGTTCCTCCTCATCGGTGGAAACCGCGGTGCGTACCGAACGAACGGGCATCTTTGTTTCCGTCATGGTCTTTAATTCCGAGCCGGGCCGGGAAGTTTCTTGAGCGTGTTCACGGTTTTCTTGCGCTGGTTGACAACCCACTTGTCGAGAATTTTGTGTCCGTGGTTCAACTCGCCAAACTTTCTCCGGATGGCTCCCGGACTGATGACGTGCTCGCCGCCCGCCGCCATGATCGGCACGCTACCGCCGTCCGCGCGCTCCTCAGGAAACATCCGCGACAGAATCACATGGCCGCTTGAGGTGTTGCCTTGTCCCAAACCTGACACCACGTCGGCCGGAATGACATACGCCCCCGCCGGCACATCCAACGGCAGATGATCAGTGCGACCCGCTACCACGCTCTGGATCGGGCCAACATGAACTGCTCCACCATCGGCGCGGTTCTTGCGCTTGACGCTGTAGGCGATAGCCAAACTCTGATCTCGCGGTTTTCCCGCAGCTAGTTCCGCCTTTAGGTTGGAAACGAAGGCTGGCTTGCTGCTGGATTTGGTGAGCGGCATGGAGTGATCCTAGAACGTCGTCGTGAGGGTTCCGCGCCCCCACTGATTGGAACTGAGGCAAATGTAAAAAAACGAGGTTGTAGTCGCGCTGCCACTGTAGGCCACCTGTCCAGCCACTCCGGATGCTGTGGAATTTGCCGGAGCCGTTACCCAGTTGGGAAACCGTGTATTGATCGTGTTGTTCAGAGCGTTGATCGCAACGACCACATTCTGTGCAATCGTCACCATTTGCGTATTATTGGCAGCCTGTGTGTCAGCCATCTATCGTCTTCCGTCCGGAGCAAATCGGTAGCGTGCGCGACCTATGCGCCAGAATGAATCTGCATCCTGACTTTCAATCTGGATCGCCATTTGCCTGCCTCTCACGCGCGTGGCGATTTGATTGATCGCATTGCTCACGGTGTAGGGGCCATAGGTTGTCACCGGACCGTTCGGATACTCAACGCTATACAGCGTGATGAGTGGAGATGCGGTTTTGGCGCCGGCATAAGTTCCATAAATAAAGTCTGGAATGAATTGATCGACGAACGCAAAAATCTCGCCCTCGCCGATTACCCAGTAGCCACTTCTCAGCAGTGGATTAAGCGCTACGCCATCGCCATTGTAACCTTGTTCATGTTGAAAGATCAGCCCTGTCGGATCGCCACCCAGTGGGGACCCCAATACCGACTGGTCGATCCATGCCGATCTTCCGGTAGGGAGTTGCCCATAATCCCATTCACCCTCGACCAGATTATATTTGACGTACGAGTCGTTCTCTCCGCTCGGGCTGGAATGCGACGGATAGTGCCACCAGATTTCGTTAAATGCGCTATTGGCTCCAGCCCTGATGTGAGACGCAAATGTCATGTTCAAATTTTGAAATATTATGTCCCACACCTTGCACGGCAACGGACTTGGGCCGCCTCCAGCGGGCATCGAGAAAAACTGGTTCTGCGACATCCAGAACACCGTTCCCTCGGCAAGCACGGCGGCATGAGAACCGATCAAGTCGCATCCCGACATGATTTCCGAAAAACCAAATACGAGAGGTAAGTTGACATATTGCATCGACCAGATGGCAAGATCAGTCCAGATCAGGTTCTGGGTAGGTGCCTGTAGGCCGCCGATAATTTTCGAGCCACGCGGGATCGTGTAAGCGCCGGCAAACGTGGTGGATGTCGGCTGAAAGTTTGTGTAGTCACCAGCATCGGACCATGCCACATCGAGAGGTGCTGGAGCGCCGGTAAAGGACGCCCCGAGTGCCACCAGAATCTGCTGTGGCATCGCGACGAAAATACTAACATTGGATATCGGCGCACCTTGGACGAGGCTTGCGGTCTGAAATCCGCTTTCTGGTCCCCACTGATAAATGCCGCCTCCCTGCGGACATGCCAGCAGAATTTCTCCCCAGTTACCTATTGACCAATCGGTTGCCATAATCGGCGTTCCCAGGCCAGTCGGCTGCGCCACGCCAGTCCCATAACCACCACTGCCATAGGTTCCAGTGCCGTAGCCTGCCGAAGTAGATTGCGGCCCTATGGTGATATAATACTCGAATAAAACGTGGCCGTTGTTTTCAGCAACCGTTGCAGCTGACGTTGCCTGCGCATTGACGATGATACCAAATGTCGCCGTCGTACTCGACTGCACCAAGTACGAACCACTAACTGTCACGCCGCCAACCGCTGTCGGCACGGCCGCATAAAAACTTGAGCCGACCGTATAGTCGTGACTCGGCAATGTCACCGTCACCTGCGCATGGCCTGTCGTCGTCGTATAGGTAGGCAATACTCCGCCGTGAGCCACCGTAGTAGCTGCGGCCGTTGCCGAAAGAATTGTATAGCTGTCAGACGTTATGATTGACTGGATCGGGTAGCCGCCCGAAAGCACCACGCCACCGACCGATACCGGCGTCTCAATGAACACAAAATTATTCGTGGTCGGATTGGCAATGTTAGTATCAATGATCGTTATCGTTGCTGGCGAGGCTGTCTGAGTAGAAAAATCCGGCAACGTATTAGTTGTCGTCTGCTGCGGAGTGATGACGGTATTAACGCCTTGAGTAATGATACTGAGCGAGGCCGTTGCTCCCACGGCCAGCCTCTGATTGCCGTTCAAGTCCTGCCACGGATGCAACTCGCGCGGCACTGAGCCGATCGAAAATGGATAAAATCTTTCCCACCCGCCAATCTTCTCGGCCATGCCGAATTTCCAGCGGATCATATTGCCAGAATTGATGCCGATCTGATTTGTGTACCCCTGAGTGTTTATGCCGAGAGCCGATCCTGCTGTTGGCGTAGCTTCGACATTGAACCCCGGAGTAAGGCTTACAGACCCAAATGGCATCGGATCAGTTCCTTGGCGGCTGCGCTTGAGCGCTTTGGGTAAGCGATGACCATGCGGAACCTTGGAACCTCTTTCTAAATTCCTCCGTATCTGCCGAGGCTTTCAACAGATCGTACTGCTGTTGCCAACTCGCGGCCATTTTAGGGTCATCCGCCTGCGCACCGAAATTCCGCATATATCCACTGAAGTAGACCATCGATGCAGCGAGAAACAAATCGGGCAAATTAGCCGACAGGAACGTGATCGGATTGCTCTGCGACAACGGCAGTGGCCTCTGCGTGCCTATCACTTCCATCGTGTAGGCTTGATCAGGCCACGGTCCAACGACAATGGCCGTCTGAGTTATCATGGCAAATCCGGTAGGCAGCCCACTGACATTGGCGCTTGGCCATACCAAATCGAGATAGTCTCGCGCCTGTGGCATCAGCGGGTTGCGCGTACCATTGTCCGGCGACGATCCAGCCGGCGTGATGACGTTGATCCCGTTGATGACAACAAACACCCCTTGTGCTGTCGGCAGTACAAAGTTTCGATTATTCTGGGCTAGAGACTGCGATGCATCGCGGACCACCGTCGAAAGCAGGTTGAGTTCGCGATAGATGCGCTGTTCCGAATAATCAATGCAATCGGGCAGGATGTTCTGGAAATCGGCATTGCTGGCCGGAATGACCGTCAGCGTTGAAAGTGCCGTAATGTACGTGGAGTAGGTGAGACTCATTATGAGTACCCGTAGAGCGCCCAAGTACCGGATGCGATATTTCCGGAACTGAATAGAATGCGGATGGCGTCAGTATCCTGTGCCGCCCGGCGAATACCGCCACCATAAATGCGATAAATGAGCGGTGTGGCGTCAGAAGATATGAAAGTCATGTCGTATTGGACTATAGGCCACGCCGCCGTATTGGTTTGACCAAGAATCTCAATGGAACAATTCACGCCCGAAGCAGTCCCATTTCCGATGGCTGATGTTAGCAGAGCTATCTGAGCGGCAGAGGTGCTGACGGCATCGCCCAATGGCAGGCCCCCGGTAGTGACTAATCCGCTCGCGTAAGAATAATTCCCGGCACCCGCATCATAACTCGATCCACCATTGGTAGAAACACGCAAGTATAATCCGGCGTTATTCGTCACTGGCAGGAAGTTAATCAGCTTCAAGACCAGACCGCGGTAGGCCGTGTAGCTCGTCAGAACGATATCTAGCGTAGCGGTTGACACGCTTCCGCTGGTGAGAAGGACTAATCCAGATGCGCCTGCTGCCGCCTGAAACGTGGGTGAAGAACCAGTGCCGTTTGAGGTCAGCACATAGCCCGATGTGACATTGGCCACGGCTGATATGGCCGCTGTGGCGTTGCCAAGCAGAATCGCATTTGCCGTCAGGGTCGAGGTTCCCACTCCACCATTCGACACTGCAAGACTCCCGGTTACTCCCGATGTCAGGCTGAGCGTTCCGGTCCATGCCGCCGTCGAAGACAGATTGAGTTGTCCGAACCCAAGAACCGTGCCGCTGGGATCAACGCGCAAAACCTGATTGGCCGCACCAGAGACAGCCGCAGCATTTGTCGTCGCCGAACTGGCGTTGGCGACTACTGACAGCGCCCCAACCGTCTGGAA